GGATACCTCCATCAGCAACAATAGATACTGTTTCTCCCTCTAAATGACCAAGACCTTCAACTGTATCTTGGGTAAAATACCACTGCCCACTTGTAAGAGTGTCGGTACTGCTAAAATCTTGAAGGATATCGCATAAAACCTCTGTCTCAGAAACATACGCTACTACCTTTGCTATCCCTTGTTCTGACCCAGTAATATGTTTAACTTGAATCTTTCGAAGAAGATCACTTGCACTAAACATAGAAGCACTTGCAGTAAATGATACACTCGTTCCTGTAGTTGCACCAGGAGTGATAGAGAGTGATTGTGTAGTATCTAATGTTAAACAGCTATCTACATGAATCTGTCGTTTTTGAGCATAGAACATAAGATTGCGATAAGCCGTATCATCAGTATCCTTGCCATCATCTGTAGGTGCAGTAAAAAAATCAGTGCGTTCGGGAATGCGAGGACTCTTTGAAAGATACTCTACATATCTTCGAGTTACTCCATTTATTTCCCGCTCCACTGCAATCCATATTCTATCTTTATTGTCATCTTGAGGTTGAGCAGAAACAGTAAGCACTTTACCTCCCCCTGCTATTATATGTTCGTTCCATGCAGATACGCTCTCACCCTCATTATAAACAAAAGACAATAGACGACCGTCTTTCATTGCGCACCAAACTTGATTTGGATTTCCTTGTTGATAAGTCATTTGTTTAATCCCACCCACTGTCAATTCATCTGATTGCAATGTCTCATCTTCAGAACGAAATCCATCACTAAGAATAGTATACTTAAAACTGTATACTACTTCCCCACCACGTTGAACGTAAATAATATCAGTTCCAAAATTAACAGGCATAATATCTGCAACTCCAAAATTATCCACAGGGTATGATTCGATTGCTGTTCCTGTAATTGGAGTAGAATCTGAACCTCCATTTACTTTAAGCATGCCTGCATACGTTCCTGTTGCAAGAAATTGTCGGGTCCCCATAAAAAATCTTATCCTATCTACTGCAGAAGTAGATGCGGAAGTAAGAGCATAAATAACTGCATCATCATCATCTGCTCCCACAGTAAAATCTTCATACCGAGTTGACCCATCTGTGGGGTCAGGCGCCATAGACCCGGCTAAAATATCAGGGTCCTGGTCACTCCCCCCATGAAATACTCGACCGCCATAAAACCCTACTGTCGCAGGTGGCGCTCCTTCAAGTAGTGTAACCCCACCAGAAACATAGGTAGTAAATCCTGTAGTATCGATTCCAATAGTAAAATTAGTAGCGTCCACTAAAGTAACTGTGTATATATTATGATTCACTTCTGTCATACCTACTACGTCTTCAATAAGTACTGAGTCCTCTGTAATGAATCCATGTGCGGCACTTGTAGTAACTTGAGCAGGATTGTTCTGTGATATATTAGTGATAGCTATTTGACCGTAAGGGTCGTTTGTTCTTGTATACGTTGTAAGCGTCCAAGTTCCATCTCCAAAACGAGTAAGTTTTCGAGGAGCATAATCAGGGTGGTCGATATACTTTATGTCTGCTTTTTGTGCAAATTTTAATTGGGGAAGATCATCTTCTAAATAAGGAGACTCAATCTCATATACTCTAGAGACCGTACCCCCTGATACATACGCATCAAAACCCGAAGTATCTACATCATTACCGTCTTGATCGGTAATAGCGAAAGTATCTGAAGCTGCGACCGTAAATTGTGTATGAACATTACTAAGTTCAGGAGTAGCATTCACATCTGTAGTATTAAGAAACGCTTTAAATTTTAATGTGCCAGACGTACCAAGAGCAGCAATATTTGTGTTTACTGTTGCCGCAGTATTACTCTGTGCATACGTTCCATCACTCGCAGCCCACGCAGCCCCTGTCCAATATTGATAAATCACACCATCATCTATTGATATAATATATTTAATCTCAGTATTTGCAGGTTTTGTTGCTGTCTCTGTAAAATCTTCTAAAGCCGCAGTAAAAGGAAACCCACTGTTTGTCTCAATTGTAGGATTTGTAGTTGGGTATGGTGCTGTCCCTGCAAGTTTAGCAACCCCTCCTGTAACTGTTACATCTGTATCTGTATACGTGTAATTTGCTGCATTAGAAAATGGCCAGTTTCTTTCTGAAGTTCCAGGAACTGTAGCGTCCTGTACTAAATAGAACTGTCCGTTTATATCGTCCATACCTACTACACCACCAATATACACTTCATCCCCATCTTCAAAACTATGACCTACCGCAGAAACCACTCCTGGATCTGATTGAGATACCCCGCTGATTGCAAGACCATCCTCAAGAAGAACACCTGGACCATTTGCCCCATCAGTAAAAATCCGCATATATTTATCAGTAAACGATAACGTATACGCTTCATCATCTGCAAAAGTAAAGGGGATATAATGGGCAGCATTATTTCGGCGAGTAGTTCGGGAATAGATAAACCCAGGACGGTAATCGGCAGGACCATGTAATTGAGTTAAGAAATTCTGCCCAATTAAAACCCCACTTTTATACAGATCTAAGTTTGGTCGGTCTTTTAACTTTAGAGTAAGAATCCCATTTCTAAAATCATAAATAGGTACGTTAAGTTCTGCCATTTTGCTCCTCATATAATCCTGTAAGAGAAGACCCTCCATACACACGCCGCCCTTGAAGCATTCTACTTGTCCTAAATGCTACTGGGGGATTTGATTTGCCGTTATTCGCTCTTGCATTTAATTCTTCTGCTTTTAATCCTGAACTAACACGACCTTGTAGTCCTGCATTCCCAGTAAGTTTATACACAATTTTTTCTGCTATTAAATATGCAAGATACAATTTGAAAGAGGGACTGAATTTAACTACATGTCGCTGGTCAAAAGTATATCCAATATCTAAAGACTCAGCACCACTGTTATCCATAAATAAATTCCCATCCTCAATCACATAGTTCCAGCGTGAAAGTGGATAGTCCCAATATTGAATAAAATTTAAAGAAAGATAATCAGTAGGAAGAACATACGCATCATCAAACCCAAAAGCAGGGGCTGTTTCATTAAGAGGTATAGATGCTCGTGTACAAGCAAAATTCCAAGGGAATCCCTCTAACGCACGTTGACGAAGATCGTCATACCAACGATTTGCCACCACCGCAATTTTGTTTCCGTCAGGGATAACGACATTATTAATGTTTTCAGTTTTAATAATATCTAACGCCAAATTTACAATGTCTGTTGAAATATTAGATACACTCATAGCATCTCCTTTTTAAGGGGAGAAGCGAGAAGAGGTGGCTCTCCTCGCCCAACATGACATTAGACATTCTCCCTTATTTTAACGATCGATATGCAAATTTACGAAGCTGCATATTCTCTACGAACTAAATTCAATCGCACAATGAAACTCCCAGTCGCACCCGCAGTCTTATTGATAGTCAAAGCTAACACATACGATTGTCTCTCACCAGATACATCACTCGCTAAGTGATAAAGTGGTTGGTTTTGATTTGCAATTGTTACCGCAGAAATAGGACTAAGCCCTGATCCTGGAGCAAGCGCACTCGCCAATGTCCCACCATCCATAAGAGCATCTACATCAATTACTGCTCCGCCATTCTCAGGTGTTTCATAAAGCCCAAGATCAGCGTCATCTACACTTGTGATAGCATCACATGTAATCTCACCCCCAACAGGGATAAAATTAGATGGAATTTCTGCAAGTCTATAAATAGACGCAGAAGTATTACCATTAGTAATAGTTCCTTTTGCAACTACTACCATTGTATCCGCACCACCAACTGTTACCGCATCTATTGGGGTGTTATCGGTCGTTTTATATACCGTTAAATCTACTACAGCCATTTCAACCTCCTAATTTAGAAAACTATTTAAACCAGCATATATGTTAATGCAATAGTTAATTTTGTTGCGACTGTTGCATCTGATCCTGTTTTGGTAATAACTAATGCCTCACTAACAGTTAATATTTCAGCCATACCCGCACCTAATGTAACTCCTGCTGATTCTTTAGTTAATACTGCATTATCTGCCATTTGAGCTTGAGCAATTGAGCATACATTTACCGTAGCACTTGCATCTTCTAATTCAGCAGAAGTTAATGCCCCAAAAGAACCATCACATACGATATTGAAATCAAGAACCACAATCGAGCTTCCTGGTACTGCTGCAACAAGAGTCTTGCCTGCGTTAAGTTCCGCAAGAGAAACTTCTACCTGTACTGCTGTAGCACTTCCTGCCGCCCCAGTTGCTCCAGTGGCTCCAGTGGCTCCAGTCGCTCCAGTCGCTCCAGTGGCTCCAGTGGCTCCTGTTGCTCCAGTCGCTCCTGTTGCTCCTGTTGCTCCTGTTGCCCCTGTTGCTCCTGTTGCTCCAGTCGCTCCTGTTGCTCCGGCTGCTCCGGCTGCTCCAGTGGCTCCTGTTGCTCCAGTTGCTCCTGTTGCTCCAGTTGCTCCAGTTGCTCCAGTTGCCCCTGTTGCTCCTGTTGCTCCAGTTGCTCCAGTAGTGCCTGCACCTGTTGCACCTGTTGCACCTGTTGCTCCAGTTGCTCCGGTTGCTCCGGCTGCTCCGGCTGCTCCAGTTGCCCCTGTTGCTCCAGTAGTGCCTGCACCTGTTGCACCTGTTGCACCTGTTGCACCTGTTGCACCTGTTGCTCCAGTTGCTCCAGTTGCCCCTGTTGCTCCAGTCGCCCCTGTTGCTCCAGTTGCTCCAGTAGACCCTGTCGCTACAAGGTCAATAACATCTTGTATTGTTCGAGTAACAGGATTTGAACCGTCAGAAACATCAATAATAATTAGCTTATCACCAGCGACCGCTGCGTCTGCCCCAGCCGCAAGCTCTGTCGTTTTCTTAAATGTTACATCATATCTTTTATCACTTGCCATCGCTTTACTCCTTTAATTATAGAAAAGAGAGGGGCCCCGAATACTCAGCGCCCCCACCTCTATTAATAGAATACTGCTGGATCTTTAACTGTTGTTTGGAATTTAATTACTTTCATACCATTTGTTCGTACCGCACCTGCAGTTAATGTAAGGCGTAAACGAACAGTTGAAATTTTTGTTTCTTCAAGAGGAATGATTTTAAAACTTACTCCGTCTGTAGCCATACCGTATATCAATGCATCATCAGCTAATGCAAGACAGTCACGAACCGCAGCAGCTTCTGTAAGCATTTTTCCTGTTTCTGCCTGAGCACCAAACGTAACATTCATCATCCCAAGTTGACGACCGTAACCAGATTCATTAGGCATACCCATTGCATTTGAAGGATATACTTGTTGGAACTGCCATGAAGTAAGCTGAGTAATCCCGCCCATATCATACTGCTCATCTTCAGTGATAACGAATTTTATATTGTTCATTCCTGTTGGTGAAACAACTTCAGTTCCTGTAAATCTGTGATTAATCTTACGAAGTAAATCAATAGTAAGCCCACCAGTAGCATCAATGGTAATACCACCATCATTTGCAAATGAAAGCACAGTCGTTCCGTACTCTCCATAATATACACTTGCAACTGCAGCATCAATTCCTACTTTATCAAGAAAGCGAAAAGAAGCATTCAT